AGACAAGGTAAACGTGCTCGTTGTGTTGGTAACAATTACATAGTAAGTGCCTGCCGCAATGCCTGTGGCAGTACCTGTAAGAGTTCCTGCAACAACAACAGTTTGTCCAACTGCAATATTTGTAGTGGCAGTGCATGAGAACTGACCAGCGACACCAGTGACTGCTACAGCGGCTAATGCGGCGGCTGGTGTAGATGCAGTTGCGTTAGCGCTCAAAACAACCGTCCACACAGTAGAAACAGTAGAGGCAGACACCACAGTAGTTCCTGATGGAATGCCAGTTCCACTCACACTTACGCCAGCGCCCATTGCTACGTTAGTAGCTGGAAATGTTACGGTAGCGGAACCAGATGTCGTGTTGCCAACGGCTGTAAAGATGCCAACACCAGACATTGTTGTGCTGGTGAAGTTGCCCACTAATGGTCTTGTGTTTACAGTGCTGTCAATGTTTGTGAGGTTTTGGCCTGGATGTGCAATCAGTTTGTTATTACCACCGCCATTAGAGTCATAACCAATCTCAAACTGCCACAAGTTGTCTGCGCTTATGGTGAAGTTAGCAAGAGTAAAAGAAGTTGGACCAGAACCCAGACCCTGCTGGTTACTAGTCACCCACTGCTCTATGTTGTCGCTGTATCCTGACACCACATAGTTCAATCCATTAAGTGAACTCATGTACATGCCACGGGATATGCCACTTGCATTCAAGAAAATGCCGTTATAACCGCCCATCTTTTTGGGCGAGCCATTTTGAAATCGCACCCATTGGCCATCAATATACAATGGTGAGGCGAGCTGTGTGCCATCGCGTTGGATGCCAGGCTTGACCTGTAGCGAAACAACTTTTGCGGTCATTAGAAAGTCCCGCCAGAAATGCCAGATGGGATTGCTAAACCAGAAGATGTTAATGTCATTGCATTAGCACCCGCAATTGCAAAACCCAACTGTCCACTTGCAACAAGATACAAACCAGTAACCGTGTCAGACAAGAAATTAAGAGCTGGGTTACTAGCCGCGCCATTACCAAGCGTCAATTGTGTCTGAGTGTTGGTGCTTGCAGTCTGAGAGTTGTACACATTAGAGCCATCACAGATAGCAATAATCGTCTGGTTCTGCGGCAGGTTAACACTCGTGGCACCTACTGCCGTTGTTTTAAATGTGAGAGTGTAGTTTCCAGTTGTCTTGTTCTGTAAAGAATACAAGTTAACAGTAGACGGCAAGATAACGATTGCATTTGAAGTCAATGTTCCGTTGTATGACTGAATGGTGTTAGCCGCCTGCGCAGATGTGAGCGTTGTAGTTCCACCTGTCAGTGTCACAACCAATTGTGTGTACACAAATGTATTGGAACGACCATAAGCAAATGTGCTGTATCCAGTTGATCCATTTGAACAGATAACCAAAGATTCTGTTAGCTGTAACTGCTGGTTGACGTTTCCATCAATCGTGTCAACACCAGTTGGCGTTAAGGTCAAAATGCCTGTTCCACTATTTCTGACAATCACAAACCAGTCGTTTCCAACTACCGAGGAACTTGGCAATGTCAAAGTTCCCGCGCCACCATTCCACACATAGAAAGATGATCTGTCGGACGCCAAAAATGTATAGGCTGTGTTTACACTGATTACAGGATAAGATTGATTTAATGTGCTACCAATAGCCATCAATCCATAGCCAGCAAGCGTTGCGGCATTTGCCTGCGATACGCCTGCGCCAAAGACAACTACAGCCCAAGTACCATTGACAGTTGTGTTATTGGTTAGATAAAGATAATCAGCAATGCCAGAAGCAATACTCGCAATTGTGTTGCCACTGTTGTCAGTCACCGTGAAGGTGTATGTTCCTACGTTACGGATCAAAATACTTTGACCAGTAGATACCTGTGTCGCAGGCGGCAATATCAACTTTAGGGCTGTAGTTGTAATAGTGATCTGCGATCCAGATGATCCAACAGTTTGAGAGATAGATACTGTGTAAGTGCCGACACCTCCAGAACCCGATCCAAGCGCTGTAATCGTAGTTCCTGTAGATATGTTCGTTCCAGCAATTACCTGACCAACCTGAAGCGTTCCAGAGCCTACCGCACCGATTGTCAGGGTCGTTCCACTGATGTAACCAGTAAATGAACCACTACCAGAACTAGCAGTAACCTCAATGATGCCTGCTACTACGTTTGTAGTATTGCCATTAATTGGCCACTCTAGAGTTGTATTTGAGGATAGGGTCAGCGACTCATAACCAATCGGAGACTGGTTGATGGTTTGACCTGTGTAGGGATTTATGTATGTTGGCATGATTAGGAATCCACGGCAATAGCCTGACGATCTCCGACGCGAGATATATCTTCGGTCTTGAGGGCATTGATAGCTTCAGAGTATTTCTGCTGGAATATGGCGCGGCTGTCATTCTTTAAGAACAACATAGCCTGCAACAAAGTGCCATATAGCATCGCATTAGGCGCATACTGAGTCAACCAATTTGTTTGGTTAGTAGAACTCAAAGGCGCTATTCTTTCGTAAAAAAGAACCTCAAAGGTATATGCTTGATCTGGGGTTGGCGCCAAATACCAATGCTCAAAGTCACTATCTGCATAGTACAAAGGGGTTGATGTGTTTGATGCGTTAGGCCAGTAGTTTTGCAAGTACTCTAACTTGCGCAACAAAACTGGTTGAGTTTGACCCGATGAATCGGTTAGGGTCATTGATACAGTCTTTCTCCAGCGCGCAGGCTTTTGCAAAGTCGGTGTCCCCGCCTGCATGGTAGCCGTTACCACTTGGAGTTGCCCAAGAGTCTTAATTTCTTGTGCAATCTCAAACTCAGCGAGAGTAATAAAAGTGGGTATAGCGGCTACGGTCGCGTCATCACTGCGCTCAAGATACGTGAGCACCGTTGACGCAAGACTGTTGTACGTCATCACCCATGATGGAGTCGTAGCCATATACGCCCTTTTTTAAAAGTTAATTACTTAGTATGATACTCTGTTTCACTCAAAATTCCAACCTTATACTTTCCCTCTGGACGGAAAATAGTAAGTTTTTGGTTTCTCATTTCAGGCGCAAAAGAGATATGCGTCCAAGTCGAGTACTCATGTATGAGCTGGTCAAATTGGATGCCAGAATCCTCAATTGCTTTACACACTAACAGCGGAGTTCCAAAGTCTTTGCATGTAAAGTCAATTGCCCATCCATCCATGTGACTTGATATTTTAGATCCGCCCACAGCTACATTAACATCAGGTAAACGTAACCAAGAGTTGATGTGCATAGGCTTGGCCAATAATGCACGAACATGCTCTAGCGCCTGCGCCGCTTTCTTCATGTTTTCTAATTGTGCAGGCGATGGCTGGTTGTTGATACCCAAGCGAGTAGCAGTCTCGCTGTAGGTAGCCTCTTCAAGAGTAAAGTGCTCTGAGAGTTGCATATTAGTGTTTGTGGCTTGCGCCAAAGTAGTAAGACAAAACCATCACCAAAGCGCCGTCTAGCGTTCCAAGCACACGGATAATGATTTCACGCATCTCTGTAGGAACAATATGTGTTAACAGATGGTACTGAATCAGACCCCAAGCTATTACAACAGCTAATGCAAGAATCGGAGTAACAGATTTGTTAAGTAGTGGCGTGTTTGAACTTGTGGCAAGAGCGGCTTCATTCTTGCGCGCAGAATCCCTGTCTGCGGCGTCTAACTTAGCGTACTCTAACTCTAGTTCTGCTAACTTTTGCGCCGCTTGCGGATCACCCGCAATGGCTTTTGCAACTGACTCAACAGAGTCGGCAACACCAAACTTGTTAGCCAAAGCGGACACCGCCGCGCCACCAAGAGGGCCAGCAACAGCAGTCGCAAGTGCTGGCGCAACACCCTTGAGTATGTTAAATAGTTCATTCATTTCTCTCTCCAACAAATTTCAGCTTGCTTCTTATAGTAATCAGCCCTCTTGTCATGCTCACGCACAAACCAAGACGCGCAAATTACCACCACAGCGATAAGTATGGTGACAACTACCATAACAGCAATTTCCCATATCAATACCCCCATCGCCATTCCCTGTCATATTCAACTAATAAAGTTAATAACCAAATAGAAATGTACACATAAACGACAGCAATTAGACTTGCTATGTAAATATGTATTTTCTGCTTGATTCTCCTAAACTTCTCTTGCCTTTTTAGTTCTTCTTGTTCTTTAGCTCGTTTATGTAGCAGTTCAACCTCTCGTGCTTCATTTATGAGTCTGTCGCGTTCTTCTTTTATCTCTACCCATAAATCTGGCATACCCAACTCGTAGCGAACCATGTGCTCCAAGTCTTTGTAATACTGTCTTACTTGTCTGACATGCATTACGTTGTCAATCGCCTGCATGGTTACATTCTTGACTTTTCCCTGCTTAGCTAATTCTTTTGTCTCTTCTTGCTTCTTTTTATGCTCTTCTTCTAGCTGATCTTGACCGTGAAAGAATTGCGAGAGTAGCCCACCGACTTCACCAGCGATACCCGCAACCTCACCGCCAGTCCTCTTGATGTCTTGATACGCCTCAACCGCCGACTTGATTCCTTCGTAGGCAAGTTTGCAGGCGCCAAAGATAAGGGTTGGCTCAATGTCACACCCCGAACAATTTCTTGATTACTTCTGCGGCGACGCCTGGCCCCAGCAAAATGCAAGCAATCACGCCATAGAGCAAATACTCTATCTTTGTCATGCGCTCCTCACCCTTTGCAAGAGACTCTTCTATGCGCTTATATCTCTCAGCGCAAATAGCCTCATGAACGGCTATGCGTGTGTCTGTATCTTCAAGCATCTTCAGCCTCTTCAGATTTTGGTTGATTCTTTGCCTCTTCTTGGATTGCTTCAATCAGTTGGAAGACCTCTTGATATGGGCGTGTACCCAAGTAACCCATAATTTTGTTTAAAGTTTGTGTAGTTATTAGAATTGATTCCATGATTGATCCTTAAAAAAATTGTAAAAATTTTGCACCAGTTGTTGAAACAACGGCATTGTAAGTAAGAATGACCCATCCACCATTTGACATGGCTGTTTCATTCGGAGGACCGCAACAAAGTGCAGGATTTGAACCACCAGCGGCACCAGTTGAAAACTGTGTTACATCTGGAATTACATTTCTTACATTCCATCCACTAGAAACTGGTTGATATGCGGAATAATAAGAACGATTTCCATACCCAGAACCATATGAGCGTATTCCATCAGAAAAAACACTATTTAAAGCAGTAGTACTGAAACCTGAATTAAAAGTTCCGCCAGTACCGCCCCCATTAGTACCCGCGAAATAACTTGTTGAAGAAGTTGCGCCCGCACCTCCAGTACCGCCACCAGTGGCATTACATGCGCCTCCCGCACCTCCAGCTGTTAATGTGCCAGCACCGCCATTTGAGCCATTGTTTGCTCCACCACTACCGCCACCTCCTTTGCCTGATGCTCCAGAATATGATGCGCCACCAGAACCACCTTTTCCAGCCGCACCCGCCGCTCCGCCATTTCCGCCCCAATTACTTGAGCTATTACCATTTCCCCCAGATCCACCACTATATAAAACATCGCCTATACCATTACTTGATAATCCACCAGAAACGCCAGTAGCACTGCTTGCTACTTTGCCACTCTCAGCCTTAACTCCATCTGTTGCGCTTGTTGGTGGCCCCGCTGTTCCAACTCTTATCCAAGATGATCCTTGATTGCTTCTTGTGTCGGCGTTGTAATAGACGGTTGTCCCAGGCGAAGCCGAAACTGTTAAAGATGAAGTTGTTTTTGAATATGCTCCAGCACCATTTCCACCATAATAATTAAAATATGTATTTGGTGCTCCCCCAGCTCCCAATGCTTCTAATGAAACAATTGAAGAAAAATCAGAGGGCAGGGTAAATGATCCTGATCCATCCTGTTTAATAATTACCCTATTGTTTGTAGTTTGCG